GCCAAGAAACTTATCGAAAACGAACTTTACATTCGTCTTGGTCATGTTCTTGAAGAAAAATTAAAGAATTATGCACCAACAATCTTTACCGAAAAAATGGCAGATAAAGATTACGATGGTGATAAGAAAATTGAAACATCAGAAGAAGAATTTCTAGGTTCTAGAGATAAAGCAATCAAAAAATCAATGAGAGCTGGATCAATGAAAGAATCAAATGAAGAATCTGAGGATGATATCCTTGAAGAAGATGCTTTTATCGAAGAATTGCAAGCACTTGTCGAATCAATAGAAAATGATATTGGTGAAGAACTCACCGAATCAGAAATCGAAGAGCTTGCAAATATTTTAATGGAAGAGAGTGGTCCAGATGAAGACGAGGAAGAAGATTTCGAAGAAGATTTTGAAGAAGAAGACTTCGAAGAAGAAGAAACCAAATAAAGGAAATAAAAATGCTTTTAATAAAAGAAAATAATGATTCAGATATCGTAATCTCTGAAGGTGTAGATAACGGTGCGAAATCATGGTTTATTGAAGGCAAAATGATTCAATGCAATAAACCAAATAAAAACAACCGTATGTACGTTACAGAACATATGGATGCTGAGGTTTCACGATATACCCAAAATTACATCAAAGAAAATAGAGCTTTGGGTGAGTTAAATCACCCACCAACCGCTGATATTGATCTTTCAAGAGTTTCCCATAAAATAGTTAAATTGGAAAGAAATGGTAATGATTTTTATGGAAAAGCAAAAATCTTATCATCTACCCCGATGGGAAATATTGCTGAGAATTTAATCAAAGAAGGCGTTAAACTCGGTGTTTCTACGAGAGGATTAGGTTCTTTGGTGAAAATGAATGGATACAACCAAGTGCAGCCAGATTTTAAACTTGTTGCAGTTGACTTGGTATCAGATCCATCAGCTCAGGATGCCTATGTAATGGCTCTTAGAGAGGGTAAAGAATGGGTATGGGCCAATGAATTTTTGCCAGAAGGTCAAGTAAATCAACAATATAAAGCTTTAAAAAAGGCAAGCAGCAAAAAATTAGAAGAAACAGCTGCTAAAATTTTTAAAGATTTTATGCGTTCATTATAAGTGGAAAAATAATTTTTGCTAAATAATAATATAATAATTTAATGGAGAATATATGAAACAAAAGAAAGCAGTTTTCGCAGCAAATGGAGCAGGAACAATGTCAGCAAATGGCGTTGAGCCACAAGATGCTGGGACCGAAGTTATTCCAGATGGAACAGCACAAAGAAACATGGCATCACTAAGACCAGGTGGTGGTATTTCTGGTATGTTGGCAATGAAATCAAAGACAGGTACAGCAATGTATCCAGAACAAGATACCGAAGAAGACTATGAAGATGAGAGTGATATGGAAGAACAAAAAGAATCCGTAGCACTTGATATCTCTGATTTTGCAAATGCTCTTTTTGAGGGGGAAGAATTATCAGAATCCTTCAAACAAAAATGCATTGCAATTTTTGAAGCAGCCGTCAATGAAAAAGTTTCAGTAATGGAACAAGCCATGATTGAAGCTTCAAAGAAGATCATAGAAGAGCAAGTTGCTTCTTCGGTTGAAACAATCACTGAAGGTGTTGACAAGTATCTCACCTATGTCTGTGAAGAATGGCTCAATGAAAATCGTCTTGCTGCTGAACAAGGCATGAAGACTGAAATCGTTGAAAACTTTATTCATGGTCTTAAGGATCTCTTTGAGAATAGCTTCATCGATGTTCCAGATGAAAAATATAACGTCGTTGATGAACTTTTCGAAGCCAACAGCGAACTTGAATCAAAACTCAATGCACAAATCAATGAGAATATTGAACTCAAGAATACTTTAATTGCTCATCAATGTGCCGAAGCATTCGTTCAAGAATCATCTGGTTTAGCTGATACCGAAGTTGAAAAACTAGCATCACTTGCCGAAGGTATTGAGTTCTCAAGCGTAGATCAATACAGAGAAAAAGTAAGATTGCTTCGTGAATCATATTTCAATGGTTCAGAACAATTTAATTCTCAAATCGATGAGCATGTTTCATCACCAACCCAACCAATTGTAGAATCTGGAAGTGATATGGATTATATCGTCCGTACAATTTCAGAACAAGTTAAACACTCAAATTCCAGAGTTAAGAAGTCTTAAAAAATAAAAAATTATAAATAAAAAAGTATAGGAGAAAATAAATGGACTTTAATAGCGTTACACCCTACGACACACTTTTAGAAAAATGGAATGCGGTCATAGATCACCCAGATCTACCCAACATCGATGATGTTTATCGTAAGAAGACAACCGCAGTTCTTCTTGAAAATCAAAGAAAAGCACTCAGAGAGCAAGCTGGTTTCTTAACCGAAGCTCCAACAAATGCAATGAGTGCTGGTGGTTTTGCTAGTACATCTGTTGCTGGTACAAACTCAGCACTTCAAGGTTACGATCCAATTCTTATTAGCCTTGTTCGTAGAGCAATGCCAAATGTCGTTGCATATGATGTCGCTGGCGTTCAGCCAATGACCGCACCAACTGGTCTTATCTTTGCGATGAGAGCAAGATACGATAGCCAAGTTGGTCCAGAAGCAATGTTCGATGAACCAATTGCTTCCTTCGCTGGTGCTTGTGGTGCAACAGGCAGTGGGGCTACAGGAATAGCTTATGATGGTTATACAGGTGGTTATACCTACTCAAATCCATTTGGTTTGGGTGGAACTGGTTGGAATTCTGCTGATAAAAATAGAGTTGGTCAATTCAACTTCTTCCGTGGATTCTTAACTGGAAATGCTGAAAACTTATCAGCAGCTTCATCTCAATCAACTAGTGGTGGTGTAGCAACAGGTTTCCGTGAAATGGCATTTAGCATTGAGCGTGTAGCCGTAGAAGCTCGTACACGTGCTCTCAAGGCAGAATACACCACAGAACTTGCACAAGACCTCAAAGCAGTTCATGGTCTTGATGCAGAATCAGAACTCGCAAATATTCTCTCAGTTGAAATTCTCAACGAAATCAATAGAGAAATCATTCGCGCAGTCTACGCTTCAGCTAAGGCTGGTGCTCAACAAACTGATCTTTCTAAAGCAGGCGACTATAGCCTTTTAACTGACTCTGATGGTCGTTGGTCAGCAGAGCGTTATCGTGGTCTTATGTACCAAATTGAACGCGAAGCAAACGTAATCGCTAAAGAAACTCGTAGAGGTAAGGGTAACTTCATTCTTTGCAGCGCAGATGTTGCATCAGCACTTGCAATGGGTGGATTCCTCAATCTCTCACCAGCACTCAATGTTCAAATGAATGTTGATGATACTGGTAACGTATTTGCTGGTGTTCTTAACGGTAAGTTCAAGGTTTATATTGATCCATTCGTTCCAGCTGGCGTTGATTTCGTCTGTGTTGGTTATAAGGGTCAATCACCATATGACGCTGGTATGTTCTACTGCCCATACGTTCCTCTCCAAATGGTACGTGCAGTTGGTGAAAATACCTTCCAACCAAAGATTGGCTTCAAGACTCGCTACGGCATGGTTGCAAATCCATTCGCTGGTGGTCGTACCGCTAATGTTGGTCTTGGTGATGGTCTAAACACTTATTACCGTCTGTTCCGTGTCCTTGATCTTCATGGTAATCAAGCCTGATAATCAGGACTGATTGAAGAAAAATAAATAAAAGCAAAGGGTTGGGTAAAACCAACCCTTTGTTATTTTTTTATAAATATTGTTATGGGATTTAATAATATACCAGATTCTGTTAAGCAATATTTACCTGGGGATTTTTTAACATCAAATCCATCAATTCCAGTAAATACTAATTTTTTAACTAACAATAAATTTATTTTTATTCTTGATAGATGTCCTACATTGGTATATTTCTGTCAAAGAGCCAATGTACCGTCTGTATCTTTAGGTATTTCTATACAGAATACACCAACAGCAATTCAAATACAAAGACCTGGTACAAATGTAACTCTAGAAGAATTTCAAGTTGGATTTGCTATCGATGAGGATTTATTAAATTGGCGAGAGATTCATGATTGGATAAAAGCAATAACATATTATGGAAATAATTGTTCGATTCTTAAGGAAGAACAACAAACTTCAAATGCTTCATTATTGATCCTAAATAGTTCATATAGACCATTTCTAAAAGTTAGATTCTATGATATCTTTCCTACCTTCTTAAGTGGTATTGATTTTGATACTACATTACCAGATACAGATAATATTATTGCTTCTGTAAATTTTGCGTATTCTTATTTTGACTTAGAAACTCTTTAATTATATAATTTTTTATTATGACTATAAATGAATTGAAAAAGTTAGTAGAAGAAGATCTTGAAATTGATTCAACAGAATTAGGCTCTGAAGCATTAAGATCACCTCAATTACATAATAAGTATTTGTGTTTTTTACTTGATGAAAAACACAATCTAAATCTTATGGAATCAATTTTAAAAATTACAGAAAAAGATAAATGGCTTTACTATACAGGCAAAATGAGTGAAGAAGATCTCAAAAAGCATAACTGGGAACCATTTGATCTTGCTGTAATCAAACAAGATGTTGACCGTTTTATAGAAGCAGATAAACAATATTCTGATATTAAAATTAAAGTTGAGCAACAAAGAGAAAAAGTAAATTACTTAGAAAATGTAATTAAGATAATGTCCAATCGTGGATGGAATATCAAATCTGCGATTGAGTGGGTTAAATTTACTCAAGGTCTTTCATGATTGAAATAGAAAAAGTTGATGAAAGTTTTATAAAAATAAAATGCGAAGAAGATATCGCAAGAGAACTTTCATCCTTTTTCACATTCAAAGTACCAAATCATGAATACACACCAGCCTATAGAAAAAAGAAGTGGGATGGTAAAATTAGATTATTTAATCTGGCATCCAAAACAATCTATGCTGGTCTATTGGATTATATAATAAAATTTCTTAAAGAAAGAAATTATTCATATC